CATAATGCAATCCCTTTTCTCTGGGATATTTCTCAACCCAATCTTTAATCGTATAATTGTAATAATATGGAATTTCTAGATAATCCTGAAGCAAAAAGAAATCATCATTCATATAGATAAAGTCTTCAGATACTCTATTATCATCTGTAGCCCTCAACTTGTTGATCACATTCTCGGCCTTAGTAGCAGCAGTATCTGGAACATATATTTCTAATGCATCTAACCACTCCGGCTTCTCTCCCAATATTATTATTTTATCGAACTTTAAATGCTTAACGGCGCTCCTAATGGAATATCGCAACTCATTGGTATCTGTCTTTTTATACGCATATACCAAATCCATTTATACAATTATTCTTACTGGTGCTATTACACATCTACAATTTATTTCACCCGGTGCTGGCAATCCGTTAGAGAAGTTTTCTCGAATGCCCACAATCTCACCATCCATTAATAAATGCTCATCCCTAACCCTGTCATCCAATGTAGCAATCCATTCTTTTCCCTGTGCTCCCGCTTGTTCATACGCCTGTAAATTAGCTTCATTGACAACATTATTAGTTTCTGTTCTTGCTATCGTAGCCGCCCGGTACTGATTAAAGTCTTTATAAATATTATTCACTCTCTTAGTTAATTTGTCAATCGACTCTCCCTCTTCAATGCCCTCTGATAATGTTTTTGCTAGTGCCTGAAATGTCGTCTCATTAACCGATTTAGCAAAAAACACAGCTCTCTTTTCCAGTAGCTTCAAGAGTTCACTTGCAGTCATTGCTTTCTCTACCTGAAATGGCTCGCTAGTCAATAACTCCATCGCTTCTTTCCCGGCCTCCATATAAAATTCATTCAAATATGGCAAAATCCACTCAGCCAATCTTTTATTCTCCTGTCTGAAATTAAACACAGTTCTTAAATCTTTCTTGGTCCTTGGCTTGCTTTTTTTATAGCGCTTCAGAAAATCATTCTTTTGTTCATTCTTGATATTAATGATGCCGCGCTCCATCTTCGCCGCCCTTCTATCAATTTGCATATTAGCTTTTTCGTGATAATCCATTCTTCGATCTATATCTTTGAATAATGACCCGCTACCATATTCCTTTGTTATTTCATCGTTAACTTCTTTAGCTTTCTGTCTGATGGAATCTTCTAAATCCATTTTAATCCTTAACTTCCGTTTGCCGTGCAGATTCTTAAAATTGCGCTCTATCGTTCTAACAGGCATCGGTTCTCCAGCCGGCATCACTCCTAATGGTCTATAAAGCACATCTCCCCCCTCAATCGGATCTTTGCCAAGATCTGCCCGGATCTCATTTGCTGTTAACCACCTATCACAACCTGCCGTAAACTCTGCTAATCGATATTCTCGGCTATCTGGAACAGGATCAATAAATCTCAATTCATACTCCTCGCCATATTCTGGAATGACAAATTGCTCATTCAATTTATCAACCAACCTCTTGATCTCTGGAATAACTGTGCCTGATAAATAAATCTCTTGCAGAACTTCTGCCTCTGCCCTCGATCTCCCTGTAGAATCTGTAACAGCCACTATCGGCTTAGGCGTCTTAAACGCAACCAAAATATCATCTCTAGTGGCCTTCATTGACTCAATATAATCCATCTCTCTTTGACTCAAACTGATTTGATGATACCTAGCTCCACCTGTCAATAATCCAATTTTAGAATTACTACCCAGCCCACCGTGCCGCTTCTCCCATCCCTCTATAAGCTGTTTCTTCTGTTCTGGTGTAATATTTCTATCTATTTCAATTAAAGCATCTGGCCTTGCCTGATTTAAATAAAAGTCTCGCTGATACTCGCTAGCATAATCTTCAATGTCAACCCTAACCTGCGCCGCAGACAATGGCGACATACCAAAATATTGTTCCAGCGGAGATGGATGTTTGATGTGGATTATATCACCCGGCTGCACAATAACTGCGGTTCCGTCATCAGTATTTCTAATTTCATAATAATCTATATATTTCTCCGGATGTCCTTTAATAGTAACTAGATCTGGCCTAATATTCCACAACTCTACCACTCGACCATTATTATTTCTAACCTTTAATATAAATGAATCGCCCGTCAACTGTCTGTTGATGGTATCAATCTCAATGGCCTCTGCTTTAGTGTAATATGGATTCCAGTTATAAAGTATATCTAATATCTCGTGATTCTTGACTTCTTCTACTTCACCGGCAGAATTTTTAATCTTTACTAATTGAAAATCTATGCTACCCAATGTCTCGGCTAGCTTACTCACACAGGCATAGACATAAAGTGATTTTCCGTATGTTTGTAAATATTGCGCATCTGTCCAATTAGATCCAAAAATTCTCCCCACTACCCCTAAGTCAGATCTTGAAAGATAACCAGATGCTTTTTCTTTAGCAAACAAACCCTTAATTCTTGTAAATATGCTCATATTATAACCATTCAAAAGATGGAATTGGCTGATTTAAGTGTGTATGTACCGCATATCTTATTGCGTCCATTCCGTGGTCATTAATCTTCACCGGCTCATCAAGCATTAAACCATTCTTATCAACTTTATAGCGATAATTCTTAATCTCTTTCAGCACATTAACCGATTCTTTTGTAATATATTTTTTAATTGTTTTGAGAGTATCTATGCCTTTGCTAACATCTTTATTGGCCGACATAATAGAAAAACCTGCTTGTGATATTTCTTCTATTCTATTTGGCTCAGCGCTGTCGGCATATATTAACCCATCAATCTCTAACTCTTTTAGTTTGCCAATTAAATTCTGATTAGTCAAGCCCCTCTCGTAGATAAGCTCTTGAATATAGCATTCTTTGTCTTTAATTCCTATTCTAACTAATGCTGTTGGAACATTAAAACCAAAATCTAAACCATAAATTATCTCTGCTCCTTCTGGAATACTATCGCATAAAAAATACTTAGTGTAAATAGTATTCTGAGACACACCCCGCAAACCAAGCCCATAAACCTTCCAATAATTTTCATCGTGCCCCTGCCAAGATTCAATCTCTTTAACTAATTCATCTGGAAGAAATGGATTGTCTTTATATGTTGACCTTATAATAGCACAATCTTTTCTAGTTTGTATATCATCATATATCCAATGATACTGATCTGACGGATTATAGTCCATAAATATCTGCTTATCCGTTCTCATTGATAATTGCATATAATCCTCTTTCGTAAACTCATTAGCTTCATTAAGCCATAAATAATTTCTCCTGCGGCTGCGTATCTTTATTGGAGAGTCAACAGATACAAAATCTAGTTCATTGCCTCTCATTATATATGTATGTTCAGATTTATTCCGATTCTCCTCGCGGTATAAACCAAACCGCTTTAACTGATCGTAGAAATCTTTCATCGCTGTAGCTCGCAAAGCTGGAAATGTCTTTCTTGCAATAGTCAGCTTACCCCCCCTCTCCCTCAATAATATTGTAATGAACAACTGTGCTAATGCTACTGTCTTCCCTGAACCGGTCCCGCCCTCATTCACAATAATACGATTTTCTTTCTTTAGAAACTCGCTAAGGTTTTTAATATATACCTTAGTTATCTCCTTGTCTTCCTCTAATATCAGCTTCTTGGGCATCTTTAGACTTTACTATTATCTCTAGCTCAGACACTTCTTCGTCAAAACCAAGATCAATAACCCGTTTAGGCATTCCATCTACCCTATTCATTACCTCTATCATCATTCTAACATCTTTTTCTACAAAGACTTTTTTTAATATCTCTCTAACAAACTCTTCGGCAAAGGTTCTCTTCTCTTCTGTCGTGCCGGGCGCATTCTTCTCTAATTCTCTTTTTAATATTGATACTAACGACAAACTCCCCTTTGGTCTGCCCGCTGGATTGGCGGTGTTTCCGGGTAACAATCTGCCCTTTTCATCTCGCTCCGGCTTGTTTCCACCTGTTTTTTCTTGATTTGTCATATCTTCTTGGCTTTATTCCCTGTAAATTTCTCCCAGCGATCTATTATGACTTGGCAGTATATTGAATCTAGCTCCATCATAAAGCATTTTCTGTTTAATTGTTCACAGGCAATTATGGTGCTCCCTGAACCACCGAAGAGATCTAATACTATCTCATCAAACACCATATCCGCCTTCTTCCCATCCATCAACCTTTCCACATCCTCTTTCTTAGTAGCATCTCCGCACAACAACCGATGATCGCCCAGCTGGAACAAATCACCCAGCTTGATGTCCGTTTCCTTTCTCGGCTCTGGAACATCGTCTGCTTCTGGTCTGTCGTCTTTAAACAGCTTGTCTAGTTCATCGCTTTCAAATCCCCATTCTTTCAATTCATCTGAACTGAAATACTCTGCCAATATATCGTCATCGAAATACCCAGTATTCTTATTGCTCCTGATGTTATATTCCTTGGCTTCTGCTTCGCTTAACAACCTGTTCGGAACTCTCACATCTATCTCTTCTTTGCCTCTTCCAAGTAATTGTAATATCTTTAACCTCTGGTGCCCCGCCAGAATTGTATTGTCTGTGTTAATAGCCGGGACTTCTGCTAACCCAAACTTTTCCAAACTCTTTTTTAAATCCTCTCTCTGCTTGTCGGTTATCGCTCTTGGATTATGGCTAAATGGAATTAGATCATCAATCTTCCGCCTTTCGTTGTGCCACTCTATTTTTGGATTTTCGTTTACCGCTTCTGCCATAAGTCGTTTCGTTTAGATTAACTTTGATATAAGAATAATCAAGCATCGCCTCTAATTTGACTAAATGCTCTTTTGCCTTTTTTAGTTCTTCTTCGATGTTCATTTTTAAGGTTGCCTAGCCACCAAGAAGCGCAGACAAAACTTGATGGCTAGACATATTTATTTTATCACACAAGCATTAATACCGCAAATCACCAAATATATTATTCCTTGATGCTATCCTTAATCGCTTTAGCAATTATAGAAGCTTTCTTCTCATCGGAATTACCAAC